GACGCTAGACACTCTTGCCCATGAAGTTCTCCACGCCATGACCCTTGGGGACGAAGTGTTCAACAACGTCCTTGAGCGGATCATTAGTGACGTTAGTGCTGCTGAGCAGACCGGCTTGGCGTACTGGCTTGGTCACTACGATCCGCAAAACGCCTACGCACAGGACGTTGGTGAGAACGCTGTCCGTGCTTTCCAAGCCTATTGGCGTAATCCACAGGGCTTGAAGGAACTTGCTCCCACTATTTATAGCATCGCAGACGAAGCGATTGCAGGTCTGCCTGAGAACTACAAGAACATGTTCGGCCTGGTCCAGTATGTCCAGAAGGCCGGCGATGTTGTTCGTCAGCACCCGAGCTACAAGAACTACGGCTTTCTCAAGAAGCCTGTGGGGACTAACTTGGAGAGCCCTAATCACCTGTTGAACGCTAAGGCCATCCGGGATAATACGCTGCTGTTGTCCCGTGCGTCTAGCAATCAATACAAAGGTGCGCAGAAGTTCGCCTTTAACTATCTGTTGTCCGACGGCCAATACAAAGTCCCCATGCGGGGTGTTGCCTGGCTGGAGCTTACCAACATCTTTGATGCAGCTGTCAAGACTAGGACCATGGCTCGGGTGCCTGGACTAAAGTGGGCGGATAGTTTCCCCATCCAACACTTTGACCAGAGTGAGCCTAATCTGTGGTTTGACGCTGCCGACGTGATCTATAGCGCCAAGCGGGACATGCGGGACAAGGTCTGGAACATGGCCAAGACTAGCGTGAACGGCACGGCTAGCTTCTTCCACAACTACGCCTTCCGTAAGTTCGCGGGTATCAACAGTCGGGCCACGGCTCGTGTGGGTTTCGTAGACGAGGGGGGAGTGTTCCAGAGTCGTGCTGCTGAGCCCCACATGAACCTTACTAAGGCCGCTGCCGATGAAATGCACGACAAGATCCTTGCTGACAAGTATCGGGATATTAGCGGGCCGGAAGGTCTTATACATGACCAGGGGACCCAAGAAGCACTTCCCAAGTTCTGGAAGGATACTGTTCAGTTCTGGAAAGGTAAGTTTGACTCTATCAATCCTGAGTATAACAAGTCCGTCAAGGAACTTCTTATCGCAGGTGAGAAAGAGTTTAAGTACTACACCGAGGCGGAACTAGAGGCAAAGGGTGTGGACGCTAAGGTAGCCAAAACGTACTTGAACGTGGCTCGGGTTGTGCAGACCAACTCCGTCGCATTGAAGCTGGCCAAGACAGAGGACGTGATCCGCGGGGATAGTGACCTGTCTAAGTATCGGGGACAAGGTTACACCACGGAGGAACTTCTGGGTATGGACGAAGGCAGCGTAGAAACCAAGAAGATGCTGGCCGCTATTAGTGCCCAATATAAGCCTGGGTACTATCCGCACGTTCGCTTGGGTGGGTATCGTGTCCATGCCATGAACCCAGAGACGAAGAAGTCCATGGAAACCATTGGTGCCTTTTCTGTCAAGGAAGCCGAGGAAAAGGTGGCTGCCTTGCAGGAGAAGTACCCTGAGGCGAACGTGGTCTGGAAGGCTGAACCTCCTGCTTTCTCGTACGCTAGTAACCTTGACCTTAAGGCCAGTGATTTGAAGGACTTGCTTCACCTCATGCAGGCCAGTGAGGGTGCGCCGGAGTTGAACGAGGACGAGGTGATGGGCTTGCTGGACCAACTTCGCGGGAAGTCTGGGATTCAGAAGTACTTTGCTGAGCGGAAGAACGTCTCTGGGTGGGAAGATCAAAGCTACCTGGACGAGGTCCTTAAGTTCCAGCAGATGGTTAGCAACTTTACTCACGGCATTGAGTTCAAGAACAAGGTCCAGGATCTTCGTGACAATGGGGAGTGGACCCTTGAGCAGAAGCAAGAAATTGGTGCGGTTTACAACAACACGCTGAATGTGGCCAGTAAGTGGGAAGAAGGTCTAGATAACTTGTTCCACCACATCGCCCCTAACATGCCCAACCTGCGGGTGTTCGGTGCCCAGATGCGGAACATTACCACCGGCCTCAAGTTGGGGTATAGCAGCTTCAAGAAGGTTACACTAGACGCTAACCACTTCTGGACTGTTACCTTTCCTGAGCTTGCTACCCATGCCGGGTCCTTGGTTCAGAAGTCCGGTCTCTCTAGTGCTAAGTTGGCTACCAAGTTCACCGCTGAGGCGATTAAGGAAAGTCTGGACATTATCATGGGGACGGACAGGGATAGCGACGCCTTCAAGGCTCTTGTCGTTGCTCAAGAACTGGGCTACGTTAAGCCCCTCAGGTTCTCAGAAGGTAAGGGTAAGCAGGCTATCTGGGGACAGACTAAAGACTTCTTTGCCACTAACGAGGGAGGTGCTACACGTAGGCACGCTTTCTTCAACGCCTTGCAGTCTAAGCTGGACTTCATTGGCCAGCGTTCGGACGACTGGCGGCAGATGGTCACGTTCCTGTCCTTCTACAAGACCGTGAAAACTAGTATGCCTCAGCTTGACGACGCAGCGGCTATTGCCTTTGCTGGAGAACATGCTAGGACCACGCTGGATCTTAAGTCTAGCAATCGCCCCGCCCTGCCTGAGATTAGTGGGGAACTTGGAAACCAATTCTTCACCTTTAAGAACTTCATGTGGAACGCCTTGGATAAGGTGATCCAAAATAGCAGGTTGTTTAAGGGTGCAGTTATTGAAATCCCCAATGAGGACTGGACTCCAGGCTCAGACTTGCCTAAGACTAAGTCTCTGTACCATAAGGACACCGCGCCCCTTATCTTGATGCTGGGTGCTACTAGCTTGTTCGGGGGCGTGTCCGGTATCCCGTTTATCGGACTTGGGATTTCCTGGTATAATGGGGTCACAGGGGACGATGTGCTTCTCAGGCTGAGGGGGGCCATCAAGAAGTCCATGCCTAATGCCTGGGGTAGCTTCGCAGCCAATAGCCTTGACGGCGGTCTGGTTGGTAACGGCCTCGGTATTGACATGAACGAGTTTGGTAACTTGATGTATCCCGGGAACACCAAAGACATCTTGGAGTTCTTCACCCTCCCAGCGTTCTCCATTGGGGCACAGATGGTTAGCGGAACTTACAAGGCTCTGACGGAAACCAGTCCGCATCTTAGCCAGCCCTTGTTCACGGCACTTAAGACCGTTGAGGCTGTGTCTCCTAGCACAGTCAAGCACATCGCAGAAGCGGTGGAGCTTAATCTGAACAAGGGTAAGATCTACGACCAAGGCGGGCAGCTTATCAGCAAAGTGGATAGTCCCTTGGTTTCCATTCGCACGGCCCTGGCTGGTATGCACGGGATCAAGGACGAGGCTTGGCGCAGGCACGTCGTGGACACCAACATGACCAAGGCTTACAGGGAACGTCTCAGCGAACGGGCTTTGACTATCGCCAGAAAGATTTCCACCAACGAGGTGCTGGACTTCACGGACATTCGGCACCTACAAAGCACGCCCACCATGGCTCGATTAGTACAGAACAAACTCTTGGGATTGGAGGTTCCCAGCGAGGAAAAGGTGCTTAAGCAGATCGCCAAGTCCAAGGACCCAGAGTTGGCTAGGCTTCGGTGGCTTATCTACCAGAGCTTCTGGGTGGATGCTCATACTAAGGGTGAGCAAAAGGAAGAGTTCTAAGTATAAGCGTTCAAAAGGAACGGATAGACAAGGAGAGCCCGATGCCTCTATATAAAGGTAGCTCCAAGGCCACCATCAAGAAGAACATCGAGAAGGAAATGTCCCACGGAAAGCCCCAGAAACAGGCTGTGGCTATTGCTCTGAGCGCAGCCGGAAAGAGTAAGAAGAAAAAGAGAGGGGACAAAGAGAGTCCTAAGATGGAAATGAGGGAGCACATGAAGGAGCATAAAGGTAAGAAGATGAAGGGGTGTATGTAGACCCCAAGACAAACAAAGGCCCCACACCCGGATAGAGTGTGGGGCTTTCTCGTTTCTACTTCAAGCCGTTGTGGGCAATCAGCAGAGCGGACTGGATGACGGGGGTTCGCTGGTTTAGTTCCACTCCTTCCAAGGTCCGGATCACGCTGGACAGGGCCTTGATAAGGTAGGACCGCTCGGACTTGGTGTGAGGCTCGCGGTAGGTTTCCAGCTTACGGCCAGTCACTTCACCCTCTGCGTCACAGCTTTCCACGATGGTCACGCCAGGGACGAACGTAAGAGCGTCAACTACCTCGCCTTTCTCGTAGGTGGTTGTCTGGACGACACAACCTGTGCCAGGGATTTCCATAGCCTTGGTGGACTTCATCCAGCCTTGAGCCTTACTGCTTGCTTTGAACAGGAGCTTGAAGCTGTGAGGATCTCCGAACACAGCCAAGTCCGCGACGTTGGTTTCAACTGGACTTTCGTCACTGTTCTCCAAGGTCCGACTGGTTGAGGGGCTGGGTGTGGGGACGGTTGCCTCGGACTTCTTCGGCGCTTGCTCCGCTTTGGACTCGTTGGGCTTCTTCGTTTCCTCGGTCATGGTTCACTCCTAAAAATACTAACATACCTCGGTCCACGTAAATGCGTACCTCTTGGTACAGCGGACCCTGTTCCTGGAACACGGAGAGGGGGACCTTGTAAACTCCCCCGCACTTACGGATAATGTCCTCAAATGCCCGCATGGTTCCTTTGAGTGCCGTCCTGTTAGAAACGGCTTGTGCTGTGACGGCCTCAACCGAGCCGCACTTGTGGATGATGTGCTTGTCTGTGTCTACATGCTCGTCCTCCTCTTGGATAGTGACCGTCTCCACGGCAATAACGACACCGGATACTGCCTCCGACATCCAGGTGATCTGGTTGCTACAGACGGGGCAGCGTCCGATAGTTTGGTGTGGGTTATTAGGCTGTCCGTTCACTCTTCACCGCTCCCCTTTCTTTGAGTTCCCCTGTAGTGAATCCTGGCCACTTGCAGTCTGGGCACCAGTTAGCGTAGCCTTTGTTGTGGGTCGTACAGAAACTTTGTCCAGCCGTGGCTTGTTGAGGTGCTGGGCCAGAAGGGCTAGACCCAGGCTTGTCGTTAGGATCAGTGCTATTATTAGCAGCGCCATGTGTCACTTCTTCTTTCCTTTCGTCATTATGTATGTGATGCCTTTGGAGGTGTGGCTCTCACGACAGAAGCCCATCGTGACCAAGCTGGACATAACAGCCGTAAGTTCGCTCTCAGACATATCCCTCCAGAAGAACTCGTTGAGCTGTCCAAAGTCTACCTGACCAAGTTGTCGTAGGACTTCCATTACCTGATGCTGGAGAGGTGCTAGGCGATTGGCTCCGAGGGTAGAGTAGGCGTCCTCCATGCGATACTCTCGTTCCTCTAGCAACAGGGTAGCCAGTTCTAAGTCCTCCTCGTCGATCTGCTTGGTGGACTTGGTGGAAATGTGGATAGGCATGGAGAGCTTGATGATGTGTCCCGGCTTCCGCTCCCAATAGCCGGCCATATGTGGGCTATTAGAGAAACGGGGCTGGGAACTGATCTTCTTGTAAATCTCCTCGAAGTACTTACGTCCATCGGGAGTGAAGTTAAACTCTCCCCAGATGTTCTCATTGATCCATAGAAGGTCCAGCATAAGCATCTTACGTTGGTCCCGCTGTAGGTCTGTGAGGTAGGGAATTGCCACGTCCTTTCTTTTCCGGTTCTCTACGACAAAGATGATCCGACTTGTGAAGCCGCCTGTTCCCGCATTACTGGGAAGGGCTTGTCCTAGCCACTGGCTCGTGGAGCAGGCAATCATGTTGAACCAGATGCCGTTGATGGTTTGCGTGCCGCTCCCCTTGGTCTCATAACTCCACGGATTAGCACAATCGTACCAGTCCGTAAGCATCCCGATCATGGGGAAGTTGTTTTCTCCGAGGAACACGGCAAACTCGTCGCTGGCCAGGTTCAAGGAGTGGTGACGGATTAGCTTGTGTCCGTCATAGAGTTTGTCCTGGGGACTGTTTGCTGCCCGTTGGATAAGGGCTTCCCGTGTGATGGTGCTGGAAACCATCGGCATGTCTAGGTCCTTAAGCATCTGGGCACCAATTCTCATGGCGCTTGTCTTACGTGCCACTCCGGGGGGAGCAACTAGGACGATGTAAAGGTTGGGAAAAACCTTTGCCATGCCGTAGTTAAACCAGCACTTCCGTTGCATAGCACCGGCCAGGGTCCATAGTCCAGTGAAGGTGTGGAAACTGTCCGGGCTTTCTGTGTTGTCTGTGTACTGCCTATAGGTTGTCAGCCAGTTCTTACATACCCTTTTCTTGGGAGCCTTGAGGACCTTCTTAGTCTCAGGTTCCCTAGGTGGAGCCTCTGTAGCACTGGCTTCTTCTTCGTCTTCGTTTGACACACGTCCCGCTTTCTGCTACAGCTTTAACGCCACGTCTCGCCCTTGCGGACATGTTCCACAGCATCCTTGTTTAGACGAAGGGCCATGGAGATTTCAGGGGTAGTAGATCCGTTCTTAATGAACGCTTTGACTTCATTCTCCTGCTCAGGTGTAAGGTAGCGGATAAGGGCTCCGTAGTTGTAGCCTACTTCAAAGTCAGCGGGGATGGTGTAGCTTCGTCCTTTGGATACGATGGGCTGTTCCATGTGGTGCTTCAGGGTCAGGATGAAGGAGTCAACGGTATGTTTTGGTACTGTGAACAGAAGGGAGTCGTGGCATTGGAGTAGGAGCTTAGCACTAGGCCAAACTTTTAGGAAGCTAAGTAGGCTTTCATTGAGCCTGTCGGCAACGGTAGATTGGGGGATAAAGGCTGTGGCACTTCGGACAAGGGTATCATCAACTCGTCCAAGGTAGACTCGCTTTCGTCCCATAGGAGTAGTGAGCGTCCGGTCCGCACGGACTTTCGCTTCGATGGACCTTTGCCACGCAACCAGGCCGGGGTACGTCGCGAAGTACTGACGGCGAAACTCTTTGGCCACCTGGAGGGGTATGCCAAGAGAAATGGCAAGTCCGTAGTCGCTAATGACGTAATTACACGCATGACCTCCCCGCTTGGCAAGGTAGCGTTTATCATCCGGTACGTCGTAGACACTCTTATACCCCCAGATGTTCATGGCGTTGGCGCTGTGGTAGTCCAGACCGGAAAGGAATAGGTTGATTAGTCCTTGGTCTTGGCTTTCGTAGGCGACGACTCGTGCCTCAGCTTGGGACAAGTCAGCGTTGACAAGAACCTCGTCACTTGCACCAGGTATGATAAACTTCTTAGCACGCTTAGGCAGGTTCTGAGCGTTATTACCTGTGCCGTCAAAAAACTTACTTGAAGCAAAACGACCAGTGTCCGGACCAGCAAGGGTAATAGTGGTACGGTAACGACCGTCCTCGGAGATTTCGCACTCATAGTAGGTTCCACACAGCTTGTCAATGTCACGATAATCGAGGAGTTTGTCGATGAAGGTGATGATAGTTTTGTTACGCTCGGTTGCCGCCTTGCCTTGGGTCTCTTTCTTGATATCACGGAGGGCCACTTCATTGGCCGTGACGCTCTTGGTCTTGCGATCCAGCTTCTCAGGCACTTCCATTTCGTCGTAGAGGAAACGCTTGACTTGGGTGGAGGAGCCGGGGTTAATGTCCCAACCGACCACGGTCTTGATCTGTTCCCGGACGCCCTCTTGCTCGATACGCATTTCCTTAGCCAAGCGGTTCCGTAGTTCCACGTCAACTGGAAGGCCACGGAGACTTGCTTCAAAGATGACGGTGTGGAGGGTGGACAGATGGAAGGCTTTGTTGTAGGCACCGTGGGCCTTTAGGCGACGGATCAGTTCGTTGTAGATCCGAAGGGTGACGTCTGCGTCCTTGGCATTGTACGTCCAGAACTGTTCGTCACTAATGGAAGCGTTGGACCAGATTTTGCCTTCGTCCTTGTAGTACGGGTCAAGGGTATAGAGGGACGTAAGCAAGCCTAGGTTTTTCTTGAAGTCTGGGTAGAGCAAGTGGTGCATGACCATGGTGTCCCAGGTGCGTCCACGGCACATGATCTTGCAGCGATCATACAAGAAGGTCATGTCGAACATGGCGTTCTGGTAGACCTTGATTGTTTTCTCGTTGGACATGGCACGGTTCAGGAGCTTGTAGAGGTGCACGTCCTGAGCGTGGGACCAACGGTGACGGTCCTGCTTGGCGTTGTCCAGAAAGGGGATCACGAAGGCACTATAAGGTGCATCCGAAAAGCCGATACAGGACAACTGGGCCGTCTTATGTAGGCCAGTGGTTTCAATGTCTGTGGTGAAGATCTTCTGCTCCTGACCACGCTCCCCCTCGGTGTCCCCCAGCCACTCAAGGTAATCAACGCACTCCCGGAAGGAAGGGTCTATGATGTAACGCCGCTTAGGTTCCTGATAGCGGACGCCACGGATCTTGATTTTGTTCAGGTCCATCTGTGTCAGAAACCGGAACTCCTGCTCACCGCTGATACGAAAGCCGTTATAGATTGGGAGAACTTCTGTATCAAGCAGTTGGCTATAAAGAAAAGATCCACGCCACTTGTCAATACCACTTTGACCAGTGAAGGCTTGGAGACTAGCTTCCCCCACGAGGATAACCAGGTGCGGCTTATGCGCACGGACACGCTTGGCGAAGTCCTCGGCTTGCTTGTTGGACAAGCGGAAGCGATTGTAGTGGATGTAGTTGGCAACTGGTTCTTCCACCGCGGAGCAGACATAATAGTCCCCCTTGTGCAGCCCAGCTTCGTCTAGGGCACTTGCAACCCAGGACTCATAACTGGACTTGAAGATGCTCTTGTATTCCAATGCCTTTTGGTCTGCTGTGGGAAACACCACCCAGATGGGCGATGCTGGGTTTCCGTGGTCTGGGATCTTGTCCAGTTCGTCAAGGGACACCGTCCCAAGGTTGATCTTGAAGGTTTCCGACGTCATGTCTTTGCTCCTATAAGAGTGAAGGGGTTGGACTTAGCTCGATCCTAGCTCACGCATGGCGGCGGAAAGACAGTCACGAGAGCCGAAGCGGGTGGTTTCCTTGGCTGGGTAGAATGGGTGTTGGCAGAAGGCACACGGGCGTGTGCGATTCTCCAGGATACTAGCTATGACTCCGTATGGAACGTTGTCAAAGGCTTTGCGGATTTCCTCGTAGGATAGCCCGACTTGGTGGGCCTTCTGGATGGCTTCGACTTCGTGTTGCTTGTGGGTCTTGGCCATTTCTTCTTTGTTACTCATCGGTGACACCTCGAATGATGTAGTCCTCAGCGAATACCCTGGCCAGGTTGAGCATGTCCTCGTTCAGTTCAAAGCCAGTGTAACGACACTTGCGTAAGCAAGCTGCGATGGCAGTGGAGCCGGACCCCATGAAGGCATCGAGGACACGAACAGGCCCCATAGTAAAGGTCTCCAAGATGGAAGTCATCAAGGCGACAGGCTTCTGCGTTTGGTGGAACTTGGACTTTGGCTGGCCAAAGTGGAACACGTTGGGAGCGCCGCTCTTTCCAAGCACAGGCTTGCCCTTCTGGCAGTAGAAGAAAGTCTCGTAGAAACTTCCCAAGTTCGTAGCCGGTGCTTGGCTTCCACCGTTGGGCTTGACCCAGATGGCAGGCGTGGGGTTCACAGACCACCCGGCTTTCTCCAGGGCCAGCTTGGTAGTGCCGTAGTGCTTCATGGCAAACCAGAAGACCATCCACGTTCCGTCCTTGGCTACCCGGTAGGTCTCTGAGACGATCTTGGGGAGGTTCTCCATGTACCACTTGGCGCTATCGTCAAAGTCAATGTTCTGGCTCTTGACGTTCTTCTTCTGGGTGCCCACGTCGATACCGTAGGGCGGATCGCAGTTGATGAACTCAAAGGTCCCGTCCACGATCTTGGCAACCTCAGCAAAGAAGTCACCGTTAATCATGCGGTGCTTAGTCCAATCTTGGACCTGGGAGATAGGCCACTGGATCAGGGCGGCCATGGGCTTTTGTAGTGGTGCAAGCACAGCCCGAGCTTCGTCTACGGCAAGGGAACGCTCGACCTGTTTCTTCAGGTTTTCCTTGGCTTCCTTAAGTCCCGCTTCTTCGGCCTTCTCATTCCGGACCTTGGCAGCAACGGCGATGGAGATGTCCCGGACTTTGATCTGGGCTTCGTTCCGGTCCTTGCAGGACTTGATTTCAGGGAATGTGGAAAGGGCGTCGGCCAGGAGGATGTCTTTGGATACTGCGCTCCGGCTCTTGTCAAACAAATCCTTGGTCTTTTCCAGGCTCCACTTCTCACCACGCTTCAGCGCCTCGCCCGTCTTGAGACGATGGATTTCCCGCACCAGTAACACCTCCTCGTGCCAAGCGAACTGCTTTCGATGGATATTCTCCACCAACTCCAGTTCACGAAGGTCACCGTCGTCAATAGACCCACGATGAACGACACAGGGGACATGGGAAAGTCCTGCACTCCTAGCAGCAGTGAGACGACGGCCGCCAGCAATAAGGCGGTTGTCACTGTCCACCACCAAAGGCTGCAAGATACCGTATGTCTTAATACTCTCCATAAGTTCATTGATGTCACCCAAGTCCTCACGAAACCTGGTCCCTTCGACCACGTCTTCAATCGGCAAGTCCTTCACTACCGTCTTCGCCATTGGGGGAGTCCTCCTCGTCACTGCTATCGTTCTTTAGGGCAATCAGTTCTTTTGCTTCTTCCACGGAAATGTCCAGGAGCTTTGCCAACTTCACTGGGTCTTCCGTGGTCTTGGTCTTGGGCTTGGTCTCTTTCTTCTTCCGCTCCTTGGGAGGTGCTTTGCCCACCTTCTGGGCACGGGCTACTCTGGTCTCCCTAATGAACTCGTCCAGTTCCTCTTGGGTGTAGTCGTCCAGAGTTTCAAACTCTTTCTTGCTTGCCACTTTGTTTGTCCTCCAAAAGGAAAAGGGGTCAAAGGGTTCTTTTGGAACCGATCAACCCCTAATCCTGGGCTAACCGCTAGTCTTCCAGGATGACGTTCTTGACGTCGTTGGAGACCTTACCGTCGTATTCCCGCTGCACGAGGTGGACCATGAACTCGGCACCGACCAGGTCACCAAGATCCAGTTCACCGTCAAGAGCGTGGCCACAGGCCGTGAGGAACTTCTTGAGTTCCCGGTCCTTGTTCAGACGGCTCTTTTCGTCGTCTTCGTCCGTGGGCCAGCCGACCCGGTAGAACACGCTGTCGGCGGTGGGGAAGTCCACAACCTCAAGCCGAACATTGAAGTAGTGGTACTTCTTGTAAGGCTTCTTGGTCTTGGGGTTGACGCCTTCCTTGCGAGGGGGTGCCGTGAACTTCACGTCAGCGACACGGACCAAGTAGTCATCTTCTTCCAGGATGATCTGAGGGGGTACATCACTGAGGTTGATGGAGAAGGTGGTAGGGGGCGCTTCTTCTTCGTCTTGGTCAGGGGCTTGTGCTTTGGATTTGGTAGCCATTTGTTATTCTCCTTACTTACGTCCCAAAACAGTTGGGGTCTTAGACACGGTTTGTGGTTGGTTGGGTTTGTTGGTCTCTTTGACTTCTGCCTCCTTGTTGAAACAGTCGAGTAGGGCGGCGTAGGTCTGGGGCAAGTCGTTGGGAATGCCCTGCTTACCTACGTTCTTGAGGAAGCCGTCAAGTCGGCTCTTGGCTAGGAAGCCACCCTGGTTCTTGGTCTGTAGAACGAACTGGCCTGAGCGGACCTTAGTCCGGTAGACCTCGTCGAAGTACAGCCCAATCTTGGGGGCAAGTTTTCCAGTCACGAGTGGCATACCCTTGATGATGACGTTGTCCTCGTTCACCTGGGTCTGCTCATGGGCAAGGAAGATCACGTGGCAAGGCAAGTCACTAAGCATGTTGATGGTAGTGACCATGCCGTTGATTTGCATACCCCAATCCTGGATGCGGGGAAACTCTACCTTGGCTTCGTCCAGGATGGCCATGAGGACCACCTCGGAGTAGGTAGTGAGACTGTCCAGGACGAGGGTCTGGATTTCACCACTCTTGATCTTGGGAATGACGTGCTGTGCCATGTGGCTGTTGAAACGTTTGAACTCTTTTCCGTTCTTCATGAACGTTTCGTAGTTCACGTCCCGCCCGCCGACTGATAGCACGCCTTTGTCGAAGTCCAGGAAATACGGTTTTGGGAAGCTAGCAGCAAAGGTGCTCTTGCCTGTCCCAAAGTCCCCGTAGCACAGGATCTTCAACTTCTGTTCTGCTAGGACAATGTCCTGAGCGTTGGCCATCTTTTAACCTCCTTGGTAGGTCTGTGGCACTTCTCTCCTATTATAGCATAGGATAGGCTGGCTGTCAAGGGATTTTACAACACCCTTGGAAGATTTTTTCTGAGGTCTTGGGACTGTGCATAGCCCACTAAAAAGTACCCTGCGGTCTGCAAGGCGTCACTAAGGCGCAGGAGTTCACTGGGGGTGAGAACTGTAGCACGTCCGTCGTGGGTAGGGCGGATCACCAATTCCCACAGGTGTTTCCTTCCCTTGTCTGGGACGTCGTAGCTCGGAAACTTACGGAGGGCTACGGGACGAAGCTCAAGTATGGTGTCTCCGCAGGGGAGGAGAATGGACTGGGGCCAGTCCTCAGGGGTGTGGTAGCTAGTCCGCTCAGGAACGTCTGGGTACTCGGTCTTGTGAAACACGTCCGTTATATCCGCATTTTTTATGGCGTCCTTTATGGACAATCCTTCAACATTGTCTTTCATTACCCAATCCTCCCAATCAGTCGACGTAAGATTTCAAAGGTTGCCAAGACGTCTGCCATGGCGTTGTGCGCTTGGAACTCGTAGCCAAGATGCCCGGCAACGACCTCCAGCTTGTAGCTCTTGATGCGTCCTGGTAGCCACAGAAGTCCCATGGCCACGTGCATCACGTCCATCTGGTGATTTGCCCACTCAAGTCCAGGACAAAAGGTCTTGATAAATCCTTCGTCGAACTTGAGGTTATAGGCACACATCACTGGGCGGTAGAACTTCTGCTGCCACTCCTTAAAGGTCTCGGCGGCGTGAAGGTCCATGACTCCAGTGGTGTTCAAGTAGTCCAGCGTCAAGCCGGTGACCTGTAGTGCCCTGCTAGTGTACCTCTCTGGGTACCTGGGCTTGATGTTGACCTCGAACTTGTCCAAGATCCGCATGGTCCCAGGTTCCACAGCGATGGCTGCTAGCTGTACGATCTCATTGAACGTCGGGTCAAGGCCAGTGGTTTCTGTGTCCAGGATAATCACGGCACTCTTTTTCCTAGAGCCGCACGTTTCCCAGTGGGCTTTGTGTTGGGCTGGATCGAACACAGCATTAGGGGCTAGGTCCCCTGGGTTCACTGGACGTTTCTTACCGTCTGCTGTGCTGTGCCAGACGATTGTTTTTCCACAGTCACGACATGTTGCCACTATTGGTCCCCTCTTTCACTTGTACCTCCACTCTTTGTAACTTTCCGTCTGGTCCAGGTGCATAGAAAGCGTTAAGACTTTCTTCTGCCTCAACCAACATCTTGTGCTGTTTCTGCAACTCCACCAGTGTCGCAGTTCCCAAGCAGACATTCCGCGCTGTGTCCTCGAAGGCGCACCTCTGGAACTCTGCTAGGTACCGTTTCTTTGGGAATAGGTGCCCGGAGATAGGGTGCTGGGGGTTTCTGCTCACGACTCCTCCCCTTCCATCAACCGCTTATGAGGGTCCCAGACCTCGACCCTGTATCCGTCCGGTGCAGCGGGAATGTCCTCGTTGTCCACTGGGTTAGGATACCTGATACAAAGGTCCCGATATGGGCAAGCTCCGTACATATCACATGCCTGCGTGTTCATGGGGAAAACTTTGTCCTCCATGATCCTATCCGCCCAGGCTACGATACTGGTGTGGAACTGGGTGAGCTGTCCCTCGGTGCGGGTGGTGGGAACTCGGACCACTTCGCTCTTGGTCTTGGCCACCTGGATGGCGTTAATCATGGCACCGTGGATCTTCTCGTCCGGGTAAAGGGCACGAAGCGCAGCCACGTAGCCGGTCATCTGGGTGTCTGGGTTCCACTTGTCTGCGAACGAGTATCCCAGTTGCTTCGTGGTCTTGTGGTCGATAACCGTGAGACCGTAGGGCCAGCGGACAACCACGTCCATCTTACCGACCCAGGAGAACATGCGTCCGTCATCGGGGACCTTGTGGGAATAGGCGGCACCGGTGAAGCCAGTCCGGGAAACTCCCAAGGCAAAGGCACGCTCCACGTCCACCACCTCAAAGGCTTCTCCTGGGTAATGGGCGAAGTAATCCGCCATTAGGTTGAGTAGCTTACCTGGGGTCCGCAGGCTTTCTGTGACCAACAGATCCGGCATGGCATGTTCCGCGAAGGTACGTTCCGCCGCAGCCAGACTTTCCCGGACGATGGAGGGGGTCCACTCCTCCCCTGGGTTGTCCTTGAGCCACTTGTATGCGTGCTCCAGACCCTCATGGACAGCCAAGCCAAAGGACAAAGCGATGCCGATAGTGTCCGGGATAATCCCCCGCTCGTGTCGCCAGTAGTACTTCCTGGGGCAGGACATGTAATCCTTGAGCGTGGTTGCATCAAGGGTCATGTTAGTAGAGAACTTCACTCTTGAACCTCTTTCTGTCGAAGCGTTCTTTCGGAACGGATATACTTCTTGGGGATACCGGGAAGCTCATAGGCACGTGCTAGTGCCATGGCCTTCTCAATGTACCCAAGGATTTCCTCGGCGCTGTGTTCACCAATCTTCAGACTGGCAGCTAGTTCCACACGCTGCCAGATATCAAGTGGATGCTCTTTGGGTTCCTCCTTTGTGGGAACATAGGCATACAACAAGTCCGCCTTAAGGGACTGGAGCAGGATGTTGGCCCGCTCGTGTTGATCGGCGAAGTGGGCCTCAAGGATTTGTGTCAGCTTTGGCCACGGAGTATACGTGTGCATGGGAACCTCCTATCTTGTGGGTGTTGGTGCGGGTGGGAAGGTCAGGGTGATCGGTCTTGTAGTAGGGCGGGAGACAGACCCAGATGTTGGCAAGGGCCGTGGGTCCGTGGTCCTGGCAGAACTCTCGACAGATCTTTTCCCAATCACAGACAGGCAGGCCGATGGGGTAGGGGATCACGGTCTTGTCAATCTTGTCCAGGGCGCGGGTGAAGTTGGACTTGAAGCGCATAGTCAAGGTACGCTCGATCACGCCACGGTCCTGGATGCGCTGGACCACGTCCGGGTCAGGGTTGTTCGGGTCAACGGACCAGTCCTGGACCTCGCACATGGTTTGCTCGTAGCACTCGTAGCACAGGAGTTGACCAAAGAACTCACACAGGTCCTCGTCTGTGAAGGTCTGTTGGCACTTCTCACAGTCCCCGATGTTGGGGGTTGGGTCGTGCAGTTCCCCCGGTAGGTCGATGGTATCGTAGGCGCTCATGTTATAGTCCCTCCCAGCACTTAGGGTCAAAGGTCACTGGAATACCTCGACTGTCTGTATGCCGCTGTTCCAACCGACTAGCCAACTCAATCTCCCGTTTCATTCCTGTTGACACCCCCCTCTTGCTGTAGACCCAAAGCTCGTCTGCGTACTTGATGGCATCAAGACCAGCTTGCATACCGATTTCATGTTCCTTAGGTACCGTATCGTCCAGGAAGGCTGTGAAGTAGACGTGGGATGCAAGAGGAATGTGCGGGATCACTTTGGTGAATGGCCCCTCTACGTACTTGGGTAGCTTGATGAAGGTCTTTCCTTCTACATCCTCTGGTGTCAATGCCACTGGATCGTAGACCAAGTGCATCGTGGCTACTGCACGACAAAGACGCTTGGCCAGGTTCAGGTTATCATCCAAGGAATAGCGGACCATGTCGTGGGTCCTGGCCGCAAGCGGGGAACACACGTAGATAATCTTGCTCATTCGTCCTCCTCTAAGGCACTCTGCCTGTCTGGTAGATCCGTACCTGTTTCTTCCAAGGCTAACCGTAAGGCTTCCAGTTCATCCTCCTCGGACTCGTAGGTTCCCCCACCAAGACGGTCATGGGACAGTGGGTTGGGCGGTGCCTTGGGAGGTGTTCCGGTGGGAAGTTCACTCACCTCGTCGGCCATGAACCGTCCGTCGTCCCCCCGCTGGAAGTGTTCCACAGCTTTGCGCTTGGACTTAGCCATGACGTCCAGCGTCCTCTTGTCGTGTTCCAGCAACAGGGGGCGTTCCTTTACCAAGGTAGACACCATGTCGGCGTGAAAGGCGATGTGCTGGTCGATTTGCTCAAGGGACATGGTAGGCCGTGGACTTGTCACTCGGCGCAACAGGATAAGTTTCTCTGCGATGTTCTTGGTGGAGTACAGGACACCACTTCGCTTGGCGATTTCCCGTATCCAACGCTGCCCACCACCAGAGACCTGTACGTGGGTGATGTGCGGAAGGGCCAGCATACGTAAGAGTTCGTCCGGGGTGAGCACGGCGGGGCACATCACCACCCCAACCGGCTTCACTTCAATGATCGTCAGCATCTTAGTCGTCCACGCACAACTTGCACCGGCAGTTGGCTAGTGCTGAGGAAGGTAGCTTGTCAGGGTTTTGGTAGGTGTCCAGCACCTCGGGGGACATGGGTTTGTCTATGACGCACAGCCATCCCACGTCATCCAGGCTACTAGGCAACCGTCCCTCGGCAACCTCGTTAGCCGTCCAGACAAAGCCGAACATGTTCCAACTTACGGCGCTGGCGTGGTCCTCGTCTTTCCACCCTTCGTTGAGCTTGGTGAGGTGGGCCATGGCGCTGTTCAGGAAAGAGGACAGAGGCAGACCCTTCTGCCAGTTGCGGTCACTGTACTTCTTTGCTCCCATGCCGTACCAGTAGGCCAAGTCCAGGAGAGGCTTGTGGGGAATGAGGTCAAAGCGACGGAGTTCCTTGCCAGGTTCCCGCTGGGCACCAGTGGAAAAGGTCAGGCGCTCACCGCTGTCTTGCATGTTGGTCATTGGTTTTCCTTCCATACCATAAGGCCCGCTTCCATGGCGAACCTAGTGGCTAACTCGTTGTAGTACTCGTGGCGATACAGCACACTTTGGACCCCGGCTTGGTGAATGTGCAGCACGCAGTCCGCACAAGGTTCATGGGTCAGGTAAAGGATGCTGCCTACTAGGCTGATCCCTTCCCGTGCTGCCCAGATAATCCCGTTCCTTTCTGCGTGTAGGGCACGCTTGCAGTGGTTGTGGACTATTTCACACCCAACGTCCAGACAGTGACCCATGTTCCGGGGGGCACCGTTGTATCCAGTGGTCAGGATGTTCCCGCTTTGTCCGACGAACACCGCACCCACGGAAAGCCTGGGGCATGTTGCCCGTTTGGACACGGCTTCCGCTATGTCCAAGAAGTAGGTGGCCTTAGAAGGTCGGGGGCTCACTGATTTCTCCTTCCGTAAGGGCTTCGATGTAGTCCGCGAACTCTGAGATTTCCCTTGGGGACATCATGCTCCGGGCTTCAAGGATCATGTTGGCACCCTCGACTTGGTTCTTAGACAGTAACCCGGCCAGCCACATCTGTTCCCAGGTGGAGAAGGTCTTACCGTCCATGCGGGGGTGGTAGTCCCGGAAGGCCAGCCAGGTGAGGGGGACCCAGTCCGCCACGATCCGTGAGATTTCCTGAGCATAGACCCGGATTTCTTCTTGGGCGTGCGTGTCCAGGCGAAGGGACAGGAAGTGGAGAAGGTTGTGGAGGTCGATCTTCCAGTAGAGTTCCGTGAAGGTGGACAACGGAAGACCGATCCTGGCCTGTTCCTTGGTGGCACCTACGGCTAGGGCCGTCTGGTATGTGCTGGTCACCATAATGTTGTCTGCCCGATACATAATCGAGAGCTTGTTACCTTCATGGGTGTCCAGGTTCCCGCCGCTACCTTGGTTGTTGGACGTGCTTTGGGTCCGCCATTCACTTCCCTCTGGCGTGTAGAACTCAGCGGGGAGTTCCCGGTAGCGACCAGACATTTCGTTCACATTGGCTGTCCTGTGCCTGAGCCATTGGCGTGCCACGAAGATGGGCATTTTCAGACCAAGGACAATTTCACACTGTTCAAAGGGGGAGGTGTGGGCATGGCGCATGAGGTACCGAATAAGGCTACGATCCTTTTCCTTCTGGTCACTGTCCTGTCCCACGGAACCTGAGTAGGAAACTCGGGCTGCCTCAGCAATCCGGTGGTCGTCTCCCATCACGTCCACTAGGCGCACGAAGCCGTGTCCTAGGAGGGGGGTGGGCGTGTTGTACTTGGCTAGTAGAGTGTCTCTATTCACTGTTGGTCCTTTCAACTGTTCCATTTCTTGTTGTCCCGCCACTGTTTATCGTAGACACGGCGAGCTTCTCGTTGTACGGGGTCTGCCTTGCGCCGGAACTTCTCCGCTGCGTCTCGACAACCAACCTTGTGGTAGAGTAGGGAGTGGGAACGGATGCGGGGTAGTGGCTTACCGCACCAAGCACACGGCTTGTCGATGAGGTGGAGCTTAAGGTGTGGCACTGGAGCCTCCTCGTAGAACTGCCTTCTTTACTTTGCTGATCCAGTTAAGCAACTCGTTGGCGATAAAGCCAAGTGCAGCGCCATGTGCAAAATAGCCTATGCTAGTCACGGCAGTTACCGTCACGATTAACCACAGAACATCGGTCGTGTTCATGTTGATGTGAATGTCGATCACTTTCCACCTCCATGCTTGGCCAGGATGCATCACGCTGCCACGCCTCCAACTCCGCCACCCGCCGGAGTAACTTGTCCTTTTCTTCCCTGTATTCCTCAGACGTGGCAACCAGTTGCTTGAGTACCTTAACTGAAACCATAGCACAGCCATACTCAGGCAGGGCATTTACGTCTTCCATGGTTTTCACCGGCTTATGGAGTACGCTTCCGTCCCACAGGCTATCCCGATCCTCGTCCAGTTCTTCCTTGTACTTCTCCTTCACCTCACCACTCCCTTCTCCACTATGGCACTGGCGAAGAACCAAGCACCTGCCAAGGTAAAGGCAAGGGCAACTAGTCCTTTGTAAAGGGAAATGGTGAGCCGACGCACGGCACGGTAGGCGTGGGTTTGCTTCCACTGGGTGTTGTTGGTCATCTGTCTAATCCTCCCCAAAAGTAATGAAGCCACAGAGAAGGGCCTCGGCAGCACCAAATAGGGTCTTGTGTCCGCAAGCGTCACACTTGTACCGGACTGCGCCTGGCTCAGCGAATTGGCCTGTGAACTCCTTGCAGTAAACACACCATCCTGTGTTTTCGTCATCGGCTTCGAGGTATTCGTCCTCTGAAACGGCTACAACATCTTCCATCTTGTCCTCCTAGTTCACAAATGGTAGTTCTATTCTGGCCTTGAGTGCAGCACACCGGAACTCGTTGAGTGCCAGTCCCGGTGCCTGCAAACTTTTCTCACTCACTAAGGCTATGGTGGTGAGGTGGTAGCGGGGGAATGTCCTACGTAGCTTTGCGGCGCTTGCCTCGCGGGGTCCTGGGCGGTTTGTTGAACTGCTCGCAGACCTTCTGGACGTGGGCCTTGTGCTCTTGGGTGTTCCAGAACCGGCGCTTAGCCATTGTCTTACCGAGTCCGCCGTTAAGAGTGCCCAGAGATACAGGGTGAAAGTTGGACTTCTTAACAACGTGGGGTGCATTTTCGTCCTTCTTAGTCTCAGCCATTGGTTTGTCCTTTCTCAGAAACTTTTGATAGAGCAAGGTTTGTGCTGCCAGCACATCGTCCAGGAAATACGGTTTTGGAGTCCAGTTGTAACTGTGGAGATCATCTACAAACAAGTCCTTTGTTTGGTAGACACCTCCCACTAGATGGAGTTGGACTGTCCTAAACGCCATCAGTGCGTTCCCGCTTGCAGTTGGAACATGGGCAGGTGGTGTTTCCTTGTCCGTCGATTTGAAAGGCTCCCCACTTGTGTGCCTCGAAGACCATTCCGTCTTCAAAGACCAGACGGGCCTGGATTTGCCCGTCCCGGACACGGGTTTTAACGTGGGAAACCTTCTTGCCCACTAGGTTCTCTGTCAGTTCCCGATGGGTCTTCTTTTCCTTGAGGGTCTCGCGTTTGTGGATGTCATCAACCACCTTTAGGGCGGCGTTGATCTTTTCAACGGCTTCGTCAATGGGGACGTTGGGGTTCAGGATGGCGTCCACCAGATCTTCTACGTTCATGGGTTTCTCCCTTCATGTTGATCCGTTCTTATTGAACGGTTATACCCAAAAGAGCCCCATCGCTGGGGCTGGGTGGGGTTGGCTAGTCCTCGTCGCTAGGTGGACGGGCATCTGAGGGGGAGCCATAGCAGGTACACAGACCCAACACTTCACAATCCTCGTTGTCGCACATTTTACAGTCCTTTCTTGGCCAACAAGGCCTCAGCTTGGATGTCCGTGAGCAGGGCCTTAGCCCGTTCATACTCCCCATCATCGGGAGCATCGGGACGGCTGGCGTAGTTCAACATCCAGTTCACGCCCTTTCCGTGATGCACTTCCATCACCGTGAACCAGTGATCAAAGTTTCCCACGCCTTCAAACCCATCGAGGTCTGAGAAGGCAAACCACTCCTCTCCCAAGCGATCCGCCAAGGCCAGTGCCACCGTGAACCGAGGGGAGTGATCGAACAAGTCCTGAGTATTCATGCCGAGTGTCCTTTCTACTGCTTATGGTGGGGATGGGTTTATGGCCCGGACTCCCTACGTGAGGGGGAGGTTGGCCAAGGCCGCTTCCACGTTTGTCTGGAACGGGACCAGCTTGATCCGGTGGACAAGTCCCATGGCCCGTGCCCGGTCATTGAATCGCTGGGCCTTTCGTTTCCCGTCCTCCCATGCCATGACCTGTTCCCCTAGCATCCCGCTTGCGTCCCACGTTTGTACCCGGACCAGACTTGCATCGATGAACAGGTTTTCCGCTTGGTCCTTGGGAAGGACGGTGATCTTCCGTTCTACCCTTCCGAGGTACCGCTCCCCAATGTCCTCAGGATGGACCTCGAAGTGATCCAACAGACACAGAGCGGCGTCGTTTCTGTCTGGGTGTTTGTGCCCGCACTCACTGCGGCACACCTTAAGCCCGCCTGGTTTCTTTTCCCAGACCGCATGGGTCCAGTAGGCTTCCACGTGGGTTTGCACTTGGCTAGTCATTGGGCTGTCCTTCTTAGCTAAACCGATACAAGACCAGGCCCGTCTCCAGACCGTTGATGGCACAGACAGCCTCTTGGGGGGTCAGTTGGTACAGTCCCACCAGCATGGCGACGGCCTGGCCTTTGACCTGCTCCTGCTCACTGTTGCTAGTGGCTGCCTTCCAAGCGGGGACAAACAGCTTCCCCACGTCCGTGATAGCCGTGGCCCTGTAGGCAAAGTTAGTCCCGGTGATGGTTTTCATGTCCTTGTCCTTCCTTAGTGTGGCCATGGCCCGTACTCAGCTAGGGCTGAGGGGCGGCGCACCATTCCCATTCTAGCATGGGATAGGAAAGAATGCAAGCGGGCAGGGCTCCCCTATGGTGAGAGGGGGGAGGAAGGGCTGAAACCCGCTCCCTGCCTTGATCCTGGCCATTCCGCCCCTATGGGGGAGGGGAGCCCTTAGGTCCCTTCCGCTAACTAGGGGGCTCCCTTCCCTTGGTTTGTGGAAAATCCTTTCCTACTACTTTCTAACTCTCTCTTTCTGTCCTCACTCTCTCTATATTTTTTTAGTGTTGTAGAGAGAGAGAATGAGAGAAAGTGCAAGTGGAAATGAAAGGGAAGGAGAGGGGGGGGATGTGGCGGAAGGGACCTAAACCCTCCCCTTGGGGGGCTGAAAGCTAAGCCCTGCCTTGGTTCTGGCCAAAACAGGGGGGGCATGAAAGCCGCTCACCCTCTAGCTTAGTGGGGCCTGGCCTGGCTCACCTGGCTTGGCTTGGCCTGGCTTGGATGGGGCTGTGTGCGCTCACGTTGGC